CTTCAAGATTTAGTGAATATTCCTGAATCTTTAACTAACTCAATTGCTGATTTCGGAGGTCCTCTGCTTTCTGAGAAGATGGCACTTTGTCGTCATCATCTTTCAGAGTTGTCTGTATTGATGGATCAACCTTTATCATTAAATAAAAAATGTTTTAGGAAGATCACAGCAATACCTGACTCTGAAGGTAAGACTCGTTTGATTGCAATAGGAGACTATTTTAGTCAAACTTGTCTGAAGCCTTTACATAAATATTTAAACAAAGTATTAGCTTCAATTCCCCAAGACCAAACCTTTAACCAAGGTCATGGTCTGGTTAATTTACCTTTTAGCTCTGAAAGAACATACTATAGTTTTGATCTTTCCGCATTCACTGATAGGTTTCCGTGTAAGATATTATACGGATTACTCTTCTTTGCTTACGGAAAGACTAAAGCATTAGCATGGTATGATATTATAGTTGGATATGACTTTGAATATAAAGGACCTAAGGGATTACTTAACAACATTAGATATAATGTTGGTAATCCTATGGGATTTTATACTTCATGGCCATTATCCACACTATGTCATCATTTCATAGTTTATTGCTGTTGCCAAGAAGTTGGAATCTCTTGGAAATATGCAAAATATAAACTATTAGGTGATGATATTATCATTTATGATGACAATCTTGCTATGAAATATCAGGAATTAATTTCTCTCATAGGTGTAGATATACAATTTCAAAAATCTCATATAGGTAAAGACCTATTTGAATTTGCGAAACGTATATTTACTCCTTATGGGGAAATTAGTCCATTCTCGATCAAAGCTGGTTTAAGTGAATCCAAATCTTATATTGGGTTCATTGAATTATTAGACCAGCAACGATTGAAAGGATGGATTCCTGTTGTTTCATACCAAGACGCTGCACTCAATTATTATCGTTCTTCTCCTAACAGATATCGATCGAGAGATCGTGTCCGTCAGGAAAACAAGGTAATAAACTCATTGCATCTTTACAGACGATTGAGAGGGTATGACGAGACGATTGAATTAATTCGATTAATCCAGTCGCAATTCGATTACCCTCAACTATCTTGTAATATGGTTAATAAAGCGAAAGCGATATTAATCAATTGCATTGTAAGATGCTTTGAGGAGTCTGCGAGTGCATTTAGTGGTGATTTACAAATGAGGCTCGAAAGAGCTTTATTGTATTTCACCGCTGATGTCGAAGGACGCAATATGGAAGCTGTTTATGCGCATCCATATGCTTTCGTTTATGGTAAATATGTAGAAGAAGCATATCTATCACAAATGAAGTTGGCTTACGATTTCGATACCTTATATAGTGGGGAATGGTTACCCTACTTTAGGATCTTAAAAGCAAGTGATGGTAATCTTCTGTTTTCTCAAAGAAATTACTATCGTTCAACTCCTTCTAGCCCGTTACTTCTTAACAAGCTACGTGAGTCTATCCATGAATTGAGATATTCTCAGTATTTGTCGTAACCAAGTTAATCGATAAATCCGATATTCCTGGCTAAT